TGTATGGGCAGTAGAATGCTGGAGCGTCAGCTTCGCTTGAACCTTTGTAACCAACCAATACTGGTGTGGTGTCTTGGGCGTAGCTGTCAACAAACACGCGGAGTGAACCGTTCAATGTACCAACAAACTTGGTGTTTGTAGGAGCTTCAAATGTGCCTTCTGTAGTGCGAGCAAAAGCACTAGTTGTTGCACTTTGCAACACTGTCAATGCAGCAGAGCTAACCACAGCGTAGTTACCGGCGCCACGACGTGTGCGTTGGGCGATCAAGTTAGCAACACGGTTGATCAAAACAGCCAAAGCGGCGTGTTCGTCACCAACGAATGTAGCTGTACCTGAAACGGTAGCTTGGTTGTATGTAAACTCAGTAGCAGCCAAAGAACGCAGGCTGAGAAGGATTTCTTGGTCAATCTCAGCGGTAATTTCTTGGGCCAGTGCTGCCATGATTTCTGCTTCAACGTCAATACCATGCATGGCTTGTGCGTCTTGTGCAGATTCAAATGTCCAACGTGCTTGCAATTTGCGAGTCTTGGCTTCAACAGCTTGCTTCAAGATTTGAACGCTGATTTGCTTACCGCCAGTACCTTCCATGGTAGCTGTAGCAGCACCAGTATAATTGGTAGCTGTTGCAGTAGCCTGGGGCACTGTAGAATATGCAGTAGCGATCTTGAATGGGCTCAAGGCTTCTTCACCAGCTGTTACCGAAGTAGCAGCCAGGCTGTTGTCAGTCAAGCTCTGTGCGTAGCGAACACGCAGAGTGTGGATTTGACCAACTGGACCAGTCATGGGCTGAACGCCAACCAACTCGTTAGCAATAACGGTTGGCATAACACGACGGATAACTGGAAGAATCACACGGTTCAAAGTTGCAACGTTACCGGCAACTGTGGAACCTGCTGAAGCATTTTCTTTCAGATACTTGCGAGTGTTCTCGAGGATAACACCCATGCTGTTGCGCTTAGAGCCGTTCAGACCTTCAAGCAGAGCTTCTTTGGTCTCGCCCCAGCGACTTTCTAGTAGTTCTTGTGACATTTAAGTCTCCTAAAAAAGATTTTATAACCCTGCCAGACGCTTGAGGTCGATCACGTTGCTCTTGGCTTCGTTTTCGTCCTGCTGATGACTTGGGACAGTTTTATCTCCTGTGACTGAGGTGACGCTCTCTGCAATTACCTTGGGGGCTTTTGCAGTTCGATTCTCCAGAACAGCCGGTAGATACTTTTCAAAAGCGTTCTTCAAACGAGTTGTTTGAACACTTTCCAGTAAATTACGCATGACATCTTGCTTTTCCCGGTTCAAGGGACGCAATAGGTCAGTCATGAGTTCATTACGCTCGTTGCTTTCCTTGATGATACGTAGTTCACGTTCTTTACTCTCGACCAGGGTCTTAGCCTGCACGCCGAGCTTGATGGCTTTCGCCAATTGTTGTTGCTTGCTTTCGATAACTTGGTGCAATTTACGAACTTCGGCTTTCTCATTGAGATGAGTAGCGCCAAATTCAGCTGCATAAGCTTCAAAAATACGACGACCAAAACTGTTCTCGCGAGCAATTTTAATATCTTCGTGCAATTGAGTGAGTTCAGTCTTGAGATGCTGGCTAACAGCTCGGCTCATTTTGGCTGAAGATTCTTTTACGAACTTAGCCTTGAGAGATTCCAACTTGCTGCGGGCTTCACTTACCAGGCGGACCTTAGTCTCAACCACGGCACGCTTGTCTGCGGCAAATTCTTGAATTTCTCGAGCCAATGCATGCACCACGAAGTTTTCTAGTTTTCCTAGTCCTTCACTGTGCATTTTACGATCCTTGCGCAATTCGCCAATTTCCTCGGCAAGTTTGGTCACCATAAAGTTGTTGAACTTTGTAGCTGACTCTTTCATCTTGCTTTGAAACTTGACGCGATCTTCTGCCAATGCTTGCTTTTCAGCAGCCATACTGGCAATTTCTGCGCTTAAACCTTCTGTAACCATGCGATCCAGGGCTTCCACCATCACTTGCTTGTCGTGTTCGTAGCGGTGCGCAAACTCTTCACGTAGTTCGGCACGAGCCTGTTCACGAGCTTCACTTAGCTTGGCTTCCCAAGCTTCGTTGATCTCTTGGCGAGTTTCCTCGGTGATCAGGTTGCTATCTAGCAATGGTTTGATTGCATCTAACATTAGTAGATTCTCCTTAGATTTTGAGTTCCTTGATGAGCTTGACTACTTCGCTCTTCAAGTATCTCTGCACTTTGTTGTCCTGACCAGCTTCTCGGGCTACTTCAAGTAATCTATGTCCGTAGTTCATGTTCATGAGACTTTCATAAATTGCCTTGGGGTATGCATTTGGGGCACTGGGCTGGGCAACCACATCAATCGTGACTATTTCAAAGTCACTGACATGTCCGGTTCTATCGTCAACGTTACCACTGCCTCGGCTTGAAACACCTAGACGTACACCTGATTGCAGCAAGGTTTTAACAAGATTACCCATTGGAGTAGGTAACACCTTGAGCTTGCCGCAACCGGCATCACCGTCCATCCACATTTCTTCAACACTATGGCAAACACGATCTAGATTGACTTTGAGATCATCTGGATGGTCCACTTCACCTAGTACAGAGTATCCTTCTTGGATCTGTTTGTTGATAGTGCCAACAGCTCGAGTGATTTCGTTTAATGGGTAAACACGCTCATTTGCATTGCGTTTGTTTCCCTCGATACATATCCCTTTGAGATACATGCTTTTACCCTGGCCGGATGCATCAGCTTCTTCAAGAACCTGCATGCGAGCCTGATTAAAAGTAAGTTGTTCTCTTAGGGTTTTCATAATCAATTATGCTTGCTTGGGATGATAGACTTGGTGTTAACACCAGTAGCTTGGCTCAAGTGTGGCTTGGTAGCAGGCGTTTGGCCTTTCATGCTAGCACCAGCTTTGTTCTGAAAATCACCAATCAAGTCTTTGGTTGAGTTGCTGTATGCGCTAGAGTCATGCTTGCCACCCATTTCGCCGCCAGTGTGTACCGGACGAACTGTGCTGCCAATTGGACCCTTGGCGCCAGCGTTTGCGGCCACAGTAGACTTCTTGTTGATGCCGCCTTCTTCAGAAGTCACTGGCTTTGGGGCTGCTTTTAGCGTCACCGCTTCCATCATGCCGCCGCCAAACTCGTCAGTCATTTCTTCAGTGTCGTCCATTTCAATGGCGTCACCACCTTCTTCAGCGCCAAATCCGTCGCCGTTGCCGCCAACATCATCACCGCCCATTAATCCTTCAAACTCGGCCATCAACTGGTCCAGTTTGTCTTCAAGATTCATGATGTCGTCTTTGGTAGCTGTTTCTCCGCTGCCACCCATGTCATCGCCGCCGACATCTTGTTCGTCGTCAGCATCGATATCAAATTCTTCTTCTTCGTCGCTTTCAGCTTCCATGCTCATGTTGTCTTGCTCTTCAGCTTCAACATCATCAATCAAGTCATCACTAGCGTCGCCGCCCATCATGCCTTCTTCAATGTCTTCTTCAGCTTCGTCAAGCTCTTCGTCTGCGCCTTCTTCTAGATCTTCCTGGGCTTCTTCGGCCATTAGATTTTCGTAGATTTGGCGGCTTTTTTCCACAACGATGTCATGGAAAAGTTCTTGGGCTTTCGCCTCTTCGTCGTTGATCACGTATTCGATCAATTGTTCAAAACGGTTCATATAAGAAAACTCCTATTAGGTAAAGTGCGTTGTTATTTACACCATAGACTAAATCTATAGTGTTTATCGGCAGAAAATGGCAATAAATGCCAGAAATTACACCGCAGGTTGTGCAGGAGGGGAGTATTGTTGACGCACCAGCTTGAGTTTTTCTTTGTACTCAACCATGCGAACATCATTCATTTTGCGCAGTTTGTTGAGCTGACGCAAGGTGAGGCGACTCTTGCGTAGGTCGCCTAGACGGGCTTGACTGTTGTCTTTTTCAACGTCTTGATATGCCTTGGGCTCTTTGTCCCAGAATTCTCGTAGTATCATGTCAATATTTATGCAGCCGGAGGTGCTGCTCCGTCACTGGGTGCAGCACCGCCTGGGGTCATACCTGCACCAATTTCGGGTGTGCCCGGAGCAGCAGGTGCCATGCCAGCAATTTCTTCGCCAGTTGACACATCAGTTTCCAGGGCGCCTGGAGTAATGCCCACACTGCGAAGATCACTGCCCTTGACTGACTGCATGTCAGGATTGTCACGTTCTTCGCGCCAGAGTTTTTCGTTTTCTTTGATTTCTTCTTCGGTCAGGCCCAGGAATCGATTCAGCATGAACCGCTTGCTCATGTAGGGCAATTGTTCAAGTCCTTGAAATGCTTGAATACGAGTATTGTCCATTTCAGCTTGACGATAACTGGCAAAGTTCTGCGGTGGGTTGAACTTGATGCTGAACAGGCCCGAGTCAATGTTGAATCCGCGCCATTTCATGAACATCTTGAATTCATCGTCTAGCTTTTGTGCAATCAAGTTCTGCAGTCGTTCACAGTACTGATTGAAACGATATTCTTGAATCAGGGCCGTGCCCACTTTGCCATCGCTCATGGCTCGATCACTGTCATCGGGACCAGTGGGCAAGTAACTTGACGGCACACGCAGGCCACGTGCCATTTTGTTGTTGAAGTACTTTAAGTCGTCAATTTCGCCTAGGTTCTGTCCACCGGGCAAGGTTTCTACTGAGCTGCCACGACCGTCTTGACCCTGGGGAAAGAAGTAGTCTTCACCCACTGAAAGTGGATTGTAAGATGCATCCATGATGTTCTGCCCACCACCTGTTATAGTGGGAATTCTGCGCTGATGCATTTCGTTTTTCACACGTTCCACAAAGGCCATGGCCAAGTGTGACGGCATGTTGCCCACATCAATTTTGAAGATTCGTCGTTCTGGCGCACGTTGCACACGATAGATCAAGATTGAATCTTCCAGCAGTTCTTTCTGTTTGTACACCTTGTAGATCTGCTCTAGCACACTGCGACCAAACGGCCAGAACACATCTAGACCTTCGTTCAAACTGCAATGCACCACGTGCTTGGCATCAATACAGACTTCGTTCATGGCCTGCATAAAACGGCTGTTGCCCACGCCGCCACCTGATCCACCGTTGGGCATGGTGTAGTTGGATGATCCAGAGATTGTGCCGGTCACAGGATTGGTCATGTAGTCTGTGGTGGTTTTTGCTGCCACAGTCATGTTTTGAAAGTTGGGGTTGATGTCGCGAATCACATACTGCTCGGGACGCTTGCCTTCGCTCTCGTTCACAATCACTCGAGCAACCTTGCTCATGTCCACCCACATCATTTCAAATGTTTCTGGGTCACGCACAAAGATTTGATCGCCATACTTGATGGTGTTGCGGAACAGTTTGAATATGCGCTGGTCCAGCTTGTTCAGCTTGACCCACTGTTGCAGTTGTTTTTTAACAATGTCAATTTCATGATCCGTGGGTGTTTCATGATAGTTTACTTCAAACGGAGTTTTGTTCTGCTCACTGAGTTGCGTGGAAAATTCAGCAATGATGTCTAGGCAAGCATTGACTTCCGAGTCCATGTCCATGTTTTCATACTGATTGTAACGTTCCACACGATTGGGATGGCCTGAATACACCTCGGGTAATCTTGATGCATAGTTGCGAAACACAAAGTCTGCTTGGATGCCACCGTTGCCATCATTTTTTTGATAACCTGGTACGCCGTAGCTGTTGCGCCCGTTGATGGGACTCATCTGTCCAGATGTGTCTGCTACTTTGAAATATTTGCGCCAGCCCGGTTGTTGTTGATCTGCCATAGTTGTTTATTTACCGTTAATTACGTGCGTGACGCAACATCTTTTCACTGGAGCCTGCGGCAGCAGCATTAGTTTGACTGATGTCTTTTAATACAGCCAGCATCTCTGAATCCAGTGGATTTTCTTTTCGCAATTCATCTTGCAGCTTGGTAAAGATATCTGTGTAGAATGTTTTCATCATGTCAGCAAACTCAGTTCTAGTTTGAGCAATTGCTTCAGTGCTGTCTTGCCGA